AGGCCGGCCAGCAGGGAGAGGTTATAAACGGTAGGGGTCATACGAAGCTCGGTAGGTAGTCGTCAGGCATTTGCCCACTGTCGTGCTGCATGGCGCGCCCGATCGCCATGATCAAGGCCACTGCACCGTCGATTTTGTTGTCGTCGCCCTGCTTGATGGGCCGGACGACGTCGTTATTACCGGGGAGGTACTTGCCGATCACGTTTGAGATGCACCACGTCATGATCGGATTGCCGTCGTGATGAAAGCGGCCACCGGCGATTGCCGACTCAAGCTCCTTCATCGGGTCGCTCATGTTTGTGTAGTTCTGCGTGACGACCACGGGGTTAAGACCCTCGTCATCCAACTGGTGCGACAAGCCGGTTGCGCCGTGCGGGTCAATCGCGCTGCTGTCGACGGGCGCAAGCTTATTCGCCTCGACTGCGGCTGCAAGGATCTCGCGGTAGTCCACCTCGGCGCCCTCGGTTTCTTCCAGCAGGCCCTTGTTCACCCAAGCTTGAAAGCGCTCGGACATGCGCTTGTTGTCGTCATTGCGGACCGTGTCTTCCGGCACCCAGAACTTCGGCGCGATGCTGTAGTAGTGTCGCTTCCCGTCGATGTCGCGGGTGAACAGCCTGGCCATACTGTTCATGTCAAGCTTGCGCGCCAGGTCGAAGCCGAGATCGCAAGACTGGCCCTCAAACTGCTCGAGCGTCAGCGTCGTGTCTTCGCATTCGCGCCACTTCTCCAGGTTGTAAAAGCCGGTCTTCGCAGACGTCCACACATTCAAGTGCTTGGTCTTGAACGTGTTCGTGAAGCGCGCCGAGCGAATCGCCTTCTGCTGTTGACTCTCGAGATATTCCTGATAGACCGAGATCCCGATGTTGGGGTTTGCCTTTGCAAGCACCTTGGGATCGGTCCAGTCGTCGCCTTCGTCGATCGTGAAGATCCAGCCGAACAGCTCGTCGTCCGGAACCGTCCCTTCAAGCATCTCAATGACCTGGCGGCGCTTGTCGTAGCATGGGCCCTCGATGTTCGCGCCGGCCGTGGTGATCATCAAGACCAGCGGCTGACGACGCGCGCCCATACCTGTCAACATGGTTTCGTACAACGCTGCCGAGTCATGCTCATGGTACTCATCGATGATCGCGCAGGACGGCGATGCGCCGTCGCCCGGGTTGCCGATCAACGGCTCGAAGCGGCTACCATCCTCCGGCTTGTTCATGTTCGAGGCGTTGACCTCGATGCCCGCGGCCTCCATAAGCATCGGCGAACGCTTGACCATTAAACGGGCCGGACGAAAGACCTCCCAAGCCTGCTTTTCTGTGGTCGCGCCAGAGTAGACCTCGGCGCCGAACTCGCCGTCGAGCACAAACATGCTGAGACCGACGCCGGCCGCGATCACGGACTTGCCATTCTTACGCGGAACCTCCCAGTAGCTCTCGCGAAACCGGCGCAGGCCAGTGGCTTTCTTCCTCCAGCCGAACGTGCACGCGAGCCCGAATTTTTGCCACGGCTCCAGCGTCACCAATTGGCGCTTGAACGCCCACTCGCCTTTCGTGTGCGGCAGAAGTTCGATCAAGTTGAGCTTCTTTTCCGCTTCAGCGGAATCGAACTTGTACGGATATGCCCTGCTCTTACTCGCCGCCAAATCGTCGAGATGCCGCTGACACGCGAGGCGAACCCATCGGCCAGCAGGGATCCGAGCAGCGACGACGTCACGTGCGTATTTCGTCGCCTGCTCGACACGTGGATATTTCTTCTCTTTAGCCATTGATCAGGGCCCCGAACGGGTTGTCGGGCTTCTTGTTCCCTCCACCCGTCAGGCGCTGGCGGCTGGCAGGGTCAAGGCCGAGCATCGCGCCGAAGGTGCCCATCTGCTTGGCCGCTTCGTTCAGTGCCGTAAGGGCCGGGTTTTTGATAGGGCCGCCATTTGCGCCCATCACCACTGGCCCGTGCTTGGCAACGTCCGCCGCAGCGGCGCGCCAAGTCCCGTACGCGGTGCAGAACACCTCGACGTTGTGGAGGTCCGTGATCTGAAGGACCTTTTGCTCGAGCAGCAGCGGTACGACCCGCTCCCACATCTCTCGGCCCGCTCCGGTGATCCATTCGGGGACGTCGACGTTTGTGACCAGACCAAAGTCCGGCTCATCGTTGTTGAGCGCGCGCTTACCTGGGTTTCCGGCGGCGCGCTTGCGGGCGGTCGGCTTCGGTTTCCGGCCACGCCCGGCTACCGTTGCGACTCCGCCCATGGGCTACCTTTAAACTTTTAATTTCGCGGGCCTAAAAAAAAGGCTGCATGGCCGGTCTTTTGCCTCGAAGGCGCCGAGGATTGCATCCCCCTGCCCCTGCGGCGATGCCCTGAGGCCGCACCAGATGAGCTCAGGCTCAACGATTGAACCTCTCGACGCATGCTGAGCCATCCGCGTTTCAGATCGGCTCAAAATGCGTTTAAATCGACCATGAGCGATGTCGCCTCAGCCCTTCAGCCAATCCAGCCGATGAGCGATGCCATTCACCGTGAGCACGGGCGCCTCATCGCCCTCTTTGCGTAGGCTGACCCGCTGTAGCGATCCGTCCTCCGCGTAATAGCTGAAATCGGCGATCCGAATGACGTTTGTGACGACCGGCGCGGCTGCCGCCTTCGCGGCCCGGATGATCTGACGCCTCGGCCTGGGCGGCACCGGTGGGTACTTGAGACCTTCCCATTCAATGCCGCAACAGTCACACCTGCGCGGCCCTCCGAGTTGACCACTCATGTAGCCTGGCGGCGCAGGCAGGTAACGCCACGCATGCCCGAACGCCGCGCACTTGACACGATTCCAGTTCACCAGTTGTCCTCATGTGCGGCGCACAATGCCGCGTTGTATCGGCTCGCTTTTCCCGGCACTTCGCACTATGACGCGGCAGTGCAGCATTTACTGCTTGACCCAAGGCTTCCGCCTGCCCGTGCGCTCGCATGCCTGGGCGACCGTGTTGTGACAGGTCTCACACAAGCTGGCCCAGTTGTTGTCCGCATCCCAGAACAGGTAGCGCGCACGAGCGATGCGATGCGCGTCGCCGCTGTCCATCGCTTCCTTGAGTTTGTGCGGCTCGATGTGATCGACCACGTTGGCCGCAGTCAGCCTGTTATTCAGCTCGCAGTTGACGCACAGCGGGTGCTTGCGCAGGTAGTACACGCGCGCCTTCTGCCAGCGGTTGTCGTATCCGCGCTCATGCGCCGTGCCGCGCCGCTCATCCTGCCGCTTCTGCACCAGTCGCTTGTGGTTCTCACAGTAGCCGGGCGCATGAATCGTCTTGCCGCATCCTGGCGCGCGACATATAGACTTAGGTCGCGCTGGCATTACAACGTGATCTGCAGATAGCCCTGCCCGTACTGCGGCTCGATGAGCGTCTGGCCGTCACTGGTCTGCACGGTGCAGGTAGGCGCGTATCGAAGGCCTGGCACGCCACCGCCGATGATCTGACTGGATGTGCTGCCGCTAACCGACGCTGTTCCAATGATCATGCTGCCTACATTAGGATCGGCACCGTTGACAGGCGTGAGTGACCAAACAGGCGATGAAATCGTGACCCCGGCCGCCAATCGTGGGCCAAAATCGACGGTGAAGATCTCCGCTTCCGCCGCGCGCTTCGGATCAAAGTTCATACTGGCCTTGCTCGCTATTTCGCTTCGTAGGCACGGATGCGTGGCTGGCCGACATACGTGCGCTTCGGATTAGGCTCGACCATCTGTAGGGCCGAGAGCGTCACGCCGTGGTTGTATGGCGCGCTCGCCTTCAGTAACACCACTCCAGGTGGCGCAGAGTAGCCAAGCGGTTTGGTCTGTTCGCTCATCAATGATCCTCTCGCACAAACCACATCGTGCGGTCTATCTGCTCACCGTTCGCGCAGGTCAGTCGGATCGTGCAAAAGTTAGTTGGATTGGCCGATATGTCCAGGCCACTAAGCTTCACAATCACGTCCGTCCCCACGATGCGCGGATTCGCACCGGTCGTATCGGTGGCGAGCGCAACGCCGGACACAATGGCGACAACCGACGCGCCTGTCGTGCCTGAATCGCTAAGGTCCTTGGCAAAGCCAAACTTGTAGTACCGGATATCGTCCGGGTCTTTCAGGCAAATCCATTTGCCACCAACGAATGTAGGGTCTGCCATCAGAAGTTCACTCGGTTAGTTCCA